TTTTTTTACATACCCCCCTCTACAGGCCTCCACGGGCTTGTTGATAAGTGGTGTAGATACTCCCTAAAGTGCTGTAGGACTGTGGAATACACTCATCTAAAACAGGCCAAAACAGCCATGTTTTCGGTAGAGGTTTTTACGTACTTGAGAGAGTTCTTTTCACTGGTCTACAGCCCTTTAGGGGGTATTTATACTACTTAGTAACTTCATTTATATATAAAACATAGGAATGAATTTCTTATATTATTTATAGGGAATTTATAGTTAAAATATGTAAAATCGAATACAACAAAGATTTAGAAAATAAAGTTATAGGAAATAAAGTTGCCCAGTACAATAAAATGCCCCAAAGTGCTGATTTGTTGTGAAATGTATTTTTGCCATTTTTTTTGCACTTTTTCTAAATGTTTACACGAAATCTTTGAGATTTGTATTTGTCATGAAAAATTTGTTATCAAGCGTTAAAAAGTGTTTCACTGATTTTAGGGAGATTTGAAAATGATGAAAAAACACGTGTAAAGATATTTTGTAAGAAACTTGTGTGGTAATGGGCGGAACTCCGTTAAACTTCGATTTGTCCGAATAGGTGAGTACCTTTGCACCTCACACGTTTGGGAGCGGATAAGACCGCACACCCACACACGTACATTACATATAAACTATGGCAGGAAAGAAAAAGACGGCATTGACCGATACAACCGAAAAGATTACAAAGGGTATGGCGAAAGGAACGCCGCCACCCGTCCCCGAAAACGTAGGCAAGTGCAAAGAGCTTTACGAGGTTCTAAACGTCCGGGGTATTAAAGGCGTTCAGTTAAGAACCGCACAAGAGTGTTTGGATTACGTTAGTGAGTATTTGCACTGGTGTAGGGCGAACCCCTTAACGAAATACGAAATGATTAAGGGCGGGCAGTCGGCTGGTGAGTTAATCGCCTTTCCGATGAAACGTTCACCGAGTGTCGGGGCATTCTGCCTTTTCATCGGGTGGAGCATTAAGGAGTTCAACAAGAACCGTGAAAAGCTGGAGAAGTCCATAGCTGAAAGCGATGAAGCCATCGAACTGTATTACGGGTACTCCTTAATAAAAGAACTGATTGAAACCGATATGGACGAGGGCGCGTTAGCTGGTTTGGTAGACGCTAATTACATGGCGAAGCTACGAGGACTACGAGACCTTAAGGACGTTACGAGCAACGGAAAGGAAGCAGGCACAAAGGCAATGCAGGTTAACGTGTTATCTGCCGAAGCCGTGGACAACATTAAAAAACTCGGCGGTATATAATGTACCGCCTTTAACAACTTTACTAATATGGCAAAGACTTATTCGGCGGTAGTAACCGCGCAGGCTGCAAACGTAGCCTTTCAAATTGAGGTGTCAACGGTTGGCACTATCGTACTGGAACGCTCTATCAACGGCACTACATGGGTTGTCGATAGAAGTATTGAGGACATGTTCGTATGTAGCAATGTAGCGGAATTCAACGTTGCGGGCTGTGTCCCTGGGCAGCAGTTACGCGTATCGTATGAGAACTGTGTAGAGGTGTCCTTTGGTTGCATGGTACAACACCGAGATACAGCGCGCTACGAACTTCGACGTTATCGAAAGTTATCTTCTCGACATGAACGCGGGGGTACTTTACCCGGAGAACGCCACGGCTACAGTGACGGGGCAGAAGTTGCACGTGGCGAACGTAGTTAACATCTATACGGCCATACACAAGGCTATCGCTTCGGTAGCAGGCGCAGAACTCGTTCTACGTGTTACAGGGTTGTCGTCTACGATTAGAGCGCGTGCGGTTACCATTGATAATAAGGGACTCAGGTTCAACTACCCCTTGACTAACGGAGTGAACAAGATACCGGGCGCGGCTTCGGGTTCTACGTCTTTCATCCTCGAGGGTCTAACCGCCGGGGCGTGTGATATTACTATCGAGCAGCTCCCTACGTCAAAGCTAACGGACTTGTCCGGCAATGGTCATCACCTGCATTTGTACGGGTACACCGGGACACCGACAAACGGTATTAACACAGACGGTTGGTTACAGAGTGCGGGCGTTGGTTATGGGGTATCGTACGGACAACCGATACTAACCGATTACACGGTATGCAGTACACGAAAATGGAACGCTACTGTACCCGCGTATGGCCTGTTTGCAAATAAGCCATCGAGTTTCATGCTGGAACGTACAGAGAATTCCGTGCAATACGCCTACTCGTTCAACGCAAAGTCACCGATAACGTTTGAACCTGGAGAGTTCACATACCAATCAAGCGCGAGCTACAACGGCACACCGATAACAAAGGGCAAGGCTCCGGACGCCGATACGCTGATATTGGGGCGCCTCTCTGCGGGTTCGGGAACTCGATTTGACGGAAGCTACAAAAGTTTTGTGCTATTCAACCGCACGCTAACTACCGAGGAACTCGCGTACGTTGAGCGGTGGATGGCTTAAACTCTATTAAACTATAATGCCACAGAGGTTTTAACTACCTTTGTGACATTATTAATATATGGACTTATGAACGTTACACATACATTTGAAAAACTATTAGCCGCATTCGTTAACCCGCGTTATCGTGGTGTGGCAAGCAAGGGGGGCACCCGTAGCGGTAAAACGTGGGCGACCTTACAAATGCTCTACCTATTAGCGAAGTCGGCAGAAAAGCCCTTGTTCATATCGTGCGTCGCCGCTACGCTCCCTATGGTTAAGCGTGGTATGCTGCGCGACTTTAAACTGATGTTGGCGAGTGAGGGCGTTTGGGATGAGAGCGCATTTAACAAAACGGAAATGACGTATGAACTGCCCAACGGTTCGGTTATTGAGTTCTTCGGTTGCGATAATGCCAGCAAGGTACACGGCGCTGCACGTGATGTCCTGTTCATCAATGAGGCACAAGGCATCGCCCGCGAGATATTTCGACAACTCGACATACGTACAAGGAAAAAGGTTATCATCGACTTTAACCCGGTACGTAAATTTTGGGGCGAGACCGAGTTCGTAGGCGAGCGATACATAACAATCCACTCAACCTACAAGGATAACCCGTACTTAACCAAAGAGCAGGTAGGCGCAATCGAGAAGAACAAGAACGATGCCAACTGGTGGCGCGTATACGGCGAGGGCTTGACGGGTGGCGTAGAGGGTAACGTATATCCCGAATATGAAGTTATCGAGGACATGCCCGAGACTTATACAGGTCGTTGCCTGGGGCTTGACTTCGGGTTCGTGAATGACCCTACGGCGATTGTAGACGTGCGTTTCGAGGGTTGGGACTTGTACGTAGACCTACTTTGCTATGAAACCGGGTTGCTTAACAGCCATATCGCCGATTACCTAATCGGGCAGGCGCTTAACCGCGTAGTCACCGTGTGCGATAGTGCGGAACAGAAATCTATTATGGAACTCCAGCAAAGACGCATTAAGGCAATGCCGTGCGTTAAGGGCAAAGGCTCTATATCGGGCGGCATTGCACAGGTGAAGCAGTTCAAGTTGCACGTAACGAAACGTTCCGTTAAGCTACTTGACGAGTTGGATAACTACAAATGGATAAAGGACGAGGGTACGGATACCTACACCAACGTAGCGGTAGACCAGTACAACCACGCGCTTGACGCTTTGAGATACGCAGTAGACTTTTTAATTAGAAAATATAGACCAAAAGGATGAGAAACCCAATAGTTAGAATAATAGAAAAGGGCGTGCGGCTTATGAACCGCGCCGCCTTACTTGCAGTAGCCAACTTCCCCGCATCCGCCACCGTGCGAATGACCAGGGACGAGAAACTACTACTTGACGACCTTTGCAAATACATCGAGCCGTCAAACCTTGCAACCCGTAACGGGAAAGTGATATACAGGTTAGCGCCCTTAGAGGAAATAACGCTTTGGGCTATGTTGGAGACACGCCGTGCCGAGGGTTCGTTAGAACGTATCAAGGCATGGACGGGTGATAACTACGAGGCCTACAGTATCGCCGAGGTTGTGAAGCTGGACAAGTTCATACGCGAGGCACTTAAAGACGCAGACGGGTTGGAACGCATGCTCTTTGCGAGCGTACCGAACACCGAAAGCGCACTAACCGGGGCGGCAGAAGTCAAAGAGGCGAAGAACCTGTTAGGCATAGTGCAGACAGCTGCCGACCTGTTCAAGTGTTCGTTCGAGCAGGCGAAGCAACTGAACTACACGGATTCTATTATAGCCATGAGCAAGAAACATGACGAGGTAGAAAAGGAAAAGAAAGAACTTAAAAAACAACAAAGAAGATGATAGACTTTGAAAGCATTCTAAACACAGCCGAAGCGCGTGCAACTGTATTAGGTTGCCCGCTCGTGTTCGGTGACACAGCCGTACAGAACGTAGCGGCTAACTCGATAGGCGTAGACTTCTTCACGCTTGACGTGACCGACAGTTCGTTCGTAGATATGTCGAACGTTAACACGCCCGCCTACACCCTTGCGGTGCGCTGTATGGGCACATCGGCATACATGAGGGACGATGCCGCGGAAATAGCAACACTCATCCGTACGGACAAGCTATTGAGGCAATTCCTATCGGCGTACGTGTGCAGCTTCGAGGTGTCGGGCTTGTCTATCCGAAAGGTACAGAACGAATATGACACAATCAAATCGGGCTGGGAAGCTACGTTAGACATAACTCTATAGGGTTTAGATAGTCCATTTTATTTAACTACTTTTGCGGCGTGTTCCTCTAATGGTGCACGCCATTTTTTATGTTAATAATCAAAAACAACCTTATTCCCTTTGGCACATATAAAGCCATAAACGTTTGTGGCGTGCTGTTCGTAAAGAAGGGCACGGAAGTTACACCGCGTCTAATCCAATACGAGAAGATACGCACAAAGAACATGTTTGAAATGATGATTGTGGGTTTCTACCTGGTATATGTGATTGAGTTCATATACCGATACATTAAACAGAAGCCGAACGGGCGCTCACGCTGGAAGCAAGCGCACCGGGCCATAAGTTTTGAACGTGAAGCATATTTCAATGCGAACCGACCTAACTATTTTGCTCTTCGCGAGCCTTACCAATGGGTAACATACTGGTGATATGGACAAGAAGATAGTAGACCTGGTTAGGCAGATACGTAACAAGGTAGTGAAGAACTACTACGCTATGCGCTTGAACGCTTCGGGGCGGTTCGACCGTGAAACCATTGTAACCGATTACGGGTCGGGCGTGAAGATAGAAGCGCCCGCCTACGTGTTTCAGATGGAACAGGGCAGAAGCGCGGGCACTATGCCACCTATCAAAGCTATTAAGCAGTGGATTAAAGACAAGAACGCCAACGCAGGCACGGACATACCGGAAGAAGCAGCCTACGCAATTGCATACGTAATCAAGCGGGACGGTATTCGAGTTCCTAACCGTAATAACGCGGGCGGCGTTGTTAGTTCATTGCTTAATGATGCAGAGGTTAAACGCATGACCGCGGAAGTTAACGAGATAATTAAAGCAGAGATTTTGAAAATATTAACAAAGTGATACAATGAGATACAATTTTATGAGTATAGGTATCGGCGTAAGTTCGGACATCCAGGGGATGAGCGAAGTGCTACCTATCGGACAAGGCATAAAACAGAACATGATAATTTCCGAAATCGGGTCGGTTACAAGAATAGACGTTACGGCGGTTGCGTACCGCGTTGACGGGTCGTCCGTCGCGTCCACGCAGCGGGCAACGATTAAGAACGTGTACGAAAATATGGTTGTAGACCTTTCCGCGTTCGCACCGTTATTCGGTACGGACGTGTGTACTATGGAGCTACTAAGTGGCGGCGGTACAGGGCAACACCGCCTTTATTTCCTCAGGCTTTCGCCCAACGTTGGCGCACAGGGTTCTATCCCCGTCTACCCGTTGGGTAGTGTGCGTATCGGGTCTAACGGCGGGGAAAGCGCGTTTGCTGATTACAATTACGCGCAACAGGGTGAGCTACCGGACGCGTGGGACGCGTACGGAGGAGTTAACCTACCCGTGAGTGAAGCCGTAAAAGACGGGCGTATAGGCATAGACGGGCTGTTAGGTGCAACACGGGTACGTTCTATTCCCGCGCGCAGGGACGGCTATATTTGTGATTTGCGCCCGTCCATTGACTACCCCTGGACTAAACATAATATGCACGTTAGCATGTTGTTTATGAATGATGGGGAACGGGATGTTAGGGTACAACTCGCACCCGACAATGTGGACGGGTCGTTTTCTTATTGGGATGTGAAGCCCGGCGAGACCCGAATATTATCCGCATGCTTCGACCACGTAGGAAGCCGCCCGCGGTTTGCGGTATTCGGGCAACAGGGTTTGCAATCATCGTTCCGTGCATCTCGTATCATGGTCACCCGCGGGAACTGTTACCGGCCGTACACACGTTCATACCATGAGCAGGCAGTACACCCGTTGGGTATGGGTGCCTATATAGGTTATCTCACCGACTACAAGGACGGGTATTTTAACCGACTTGAAGACGCGGGCGATGATGGCAAAGCGGTCGGCATTGCGCAAGCAGTGCAAATGAGCGCACAGGGTTTCCCGTTTACTAACAGGCTGTTTTTCCCATATAACACGGAAAACATAGCACAGGGGTTTCCCATTAAGATGGCATACTTTAACACGATAAACGAACACGGGGACCTTCCATCTGATGGCACAAACCCGACAGTAGTTAACAGCGGTTGGGCGCCGGGCGTGTCAGACTTTAACGAGACGTTCGCCACACGTTCGTATGTATGGTACAATCCCACAGCGGGTCTTTTCCTCCCGTATGGTACGGAACGATACAGAAAGAAAGAGTTCCACGATTTGCCAATCGAAAAGAAAGTCGCTTTAAAGTGGCTGAACTCGCGCGGGGCCTTCGATAGCATGTACTTTGCAGATTACACGCTAACACCTCAACTATCAGTAACGGGCGAACTTGAAAGCCTGGACGTAGTCGTTAAAAAGGTGATTACAGAAGATAACGAAGACGCGCTCTTTTACTTGACGCGTTCGCCGCACATTCTCGCATTAACGCCGTTTGACGTTGCACAATGGGGAAAGGCGAAATCAGAAAGTAACGGCGTGTTTGCAACCCGCGGCGGTAACGTTGGCAAAACGTTGACATTGAAATTTAGTGTTACATTAAACAGAGCTTAGAAAATGGATATAACAATACGAATAGGTAACAAGGTAGTAGAGGGTGTGAAGCCCTCTACTGTTAAACTCACCATTAACAACGTAGACCCGTTCATGATCGGCGAACGTACTAACGCATATTCGGCAACGGTGAAAGTGCCGAGAACGGAAATTAACGACACCATATTCGCGTCTGAACGTTTCCCGATGTTCTACAAGAAAAATAACGTGTATATCGCGTATGTGTACTTTGGCGGGCTGGCTTCACCGTTCACCGATGGGCAGTTCGTGGCACAAGTCAAGGCGGAAAAGGACGGGTATAGTATTTCGCTTGTTCAGAATACCGTGAACCCGTCAAACACGAGTTTGCCCGTTTCTACCAAGTCAGTACGTGAAGGTTACGAGTTCGACCCGGTAACCAACACCTTCAACCAGCTAAAGAGGGTCGCCATGGTTAAAGACACGTACTTCGATGCGGTGAACGGTAGAGGGCAGTTTATGTACCCGCCTATCGCCGCGGGGTATTCGCCCGATGAGGTGGAGATAGGTTTCGACCTGGAAGCGCGCGACGTAACGCATAAGGAAATAGAGGGCTTATGGAGTGAGTGCGCGTATATGGGAGCGAGCAATACGATTAACGGGGGCGCGTACCCTAACAGCTATTTCCGCCCTACAAATGCTTTCGTTGACAGTGTTATGGGCAGGTACAATCAGGCAAGTAGCCGAATATACGCAACAGTGGACGTTGGTAGTTACGTGCTGCTGGACGTAGATGTACCGCGTATTATGCTCCGTGCCTATCAGCTAACAACGGATGAAATGAACATAGTGTTGGACCGCACCGACCTACTCCCGAACGGCGCGGTAAAATACGAGGTGAAAGTGAAACAGGACTTCATATATATCGTTTCTAACCGCGGTACAAAGTTCCTGGACTTCTATTTCCATAACACGGACTTAGTGCCGCCGAACGATACCGTTAACTACCGACCTACGAAGTCAGTACCCGTGGAAGATGCGATGCACGTTGCTGTATGTATCTGGTTTATCGAGCAGTTCGACGGACACCAAGTTATGCCAGTAGATATGCCGTACGGGGCTATGGACTTGATAAAAGGCATGTGCCAAATGTTCGCGTGGCGCTATACGTTCGACCACACCGTACCGAGCTTCACCGCGAAGCAAATCATTAAAGGGCACCCGAACACCTACGAAAGTAAAGAGTATGTGGATTGGTCAGGACGTGAGGACGCGACAACGGCGCAATACTCCGAGGTTAGCGGGTTGGGTTCTGAAATGGTTGTCAAGGTAGGTGAGTTTGAATACGTGGTCGGCGGTAACCATAACAACGTTACCCGGCGAACGAACGCATTCAGTAGCTCACTTGCTTTCAAGAAAAAGAAGTACGACGGTACGCCGCGAGTGTTTGACGTGATACACACGAACACGGGCGGTGCTGGATGGGTAGAGGGTGACTATATGAGACACCCGAAAGGATACACCAAGTATTTGAACGATTACTTTCTACCGTTCCAAAACTCATACCAGGTAACTGTAGATGCCAATCTTTCATATTTTGACATTGCGAATTTTAAGGACGATGCCTTATACAGATTTGCTAATTTGGGCGGTTCTTTCTATCTTCGCAAAATTGAAAATTGGGACGCTTCTACGGGTAAATGCAAATTAACTCTTATTAGCGTTGACTTATAAAAACAATCAAGGGCGGGCAGATGTTCGCCCTTTAACAAATCCTAGAGAATGGCAAATGAAAAAGTAACCCTATTAGACCTTTCGTTCAATACGGCGGCAGGTCTTGACGGTTTGGAAGCCCTTATTGCTAAGTCTGTGGAGCTCGCCAGAACAAAGGAGCAGTTGCAGAAAGCAATGAAAGAGGAAAAGCGGACACTTGACGAAGCAACTAAGGCGTACCAAAACGGGAACGTCTCACAAGCGGAATACAAAGCCGCAGTTGAGGCGAGCACCAAGTCACAGATAGCCCTAAAAACGCAAATGCTCGACAACTCGAAAGCCATATCCGATAATAACGCGGCTATCAAGTCAAGCAAAACGCTTCTCGATAGCCAGGCGGATAGCGTAGACGCTTTGAGGGCACAACTCGCAAAGAACACAAAGGAGCTAAACGCTATGAGTGCATCACAGCGCAACAACACCGAGGAGGGGCAAGCGCTCGCCGAGCAGACAAAGGAAATATCTGATAGGCTTAAGGAGATGGAAAGCGCGGTTGGTGACAACCGTAGGAACGTAGGTAACTACACCGAAAGCGTCACGGAAGCTATACAGCAGACAACCGGGCTGGGCAAAGCCAATTCCGCGTTATCGGCTATCATATCGACGGGAACAACGACTTTAAAAACGTTCTTTACGGTTCTAAAAGCTAACCCGTTCGTAGCGATTGCTTCGCTTATCGTAGCTATCGGTTCGGCTGTGGTCGGTGTGATGAAACGTAATGACCAACTAATGGACAGCCTTAAGGCAGCGTTCGCGCCGTTTGAGGTTATCATAGGCCGTATTCTTGATGCCGTAGCAAACATGCTTAGTGTGTTGGGTAAAGCCTTAGAGGTGATTGTAGACGGCGTTACTAACTTCCTGGACATGTTGGGGCTGATACCCGAAGAAACGAAAAAGGCGGCATCCGCTGCGCGTGAACTCGCTAATCAGTCGGTTCGTCTTTACAACCTGGAGAGTGATAACCTTGTAGTCGTGTCGTCACTTCGTAGAGAACTCGAACGGCAGAAGATAATCGTAGGCGATGCGTTGAAGTCCGAGACTGAAAGAGCTGAAGCCGCTAAACGGGGGTTGGACATCCTTAAGCAGATGGAAGAACGCGAGGTCGCCGTACTCAAAGGTAAGTATGAACAAATCAAAGCGCAAAACGATTTAGGCAACTCTACTAAGGAGGATATACGCGCCGAGATGCAAGCGTTAGCCGATTTGCAGAACTTACAAGCACAGTACACATCGCAGCGTAAAGAACTTGAAAACCAGCAAAGCGGATTGATTAAGGCTAACCAAGACGCGGCGAAAGCCCGTGCGATAGCTAATCAAGCGGCCATAGAACGTGCCGAGCAGGAACGCATAAGGAAGTCTATCGAGGAAACTAAAAGGGCGGAAGAAGCGAAAGCAGCTATACAGGCGGCGACTATCAAGGCACAAGAGGAAGCGTTGGCAAATCTCGATTTGCAAATGAAGCAAAGAGAAATTAACGACACTTCGTTAGAAACCAAGATAGAACACCAAAAGGAATATAACGCACAATCGTTGGAACTTGAACGCTATCGCCTGGAGCAGGGTTTAATCACACAGCAGGAATACGCCAACAAAGAATTAGAGGCGCGCATAGCAGCCGAGGAACTCGAAAAGCAACGCCAGGAAGAACGCAGGTCACTCGAAGAAGAACGGAAAGCCATGGACAAGGCTAATGAACTGGAAATCAGGATGTTGGACGCGCAAAATGAATGGGATATGAAACAAGCGGCGTTAGATGCCGCATACCTCCAGGAGATGGAAGCCGCGCAACGTTTGGGGGCGGACACGTCTAAGGTAGTTGAAAAGTACGAGAAGTACAAACGTCAACTATTTGCGGAACGCATCAACGCTGAACTATCAATGGCGGCGGGCGCAGCGGGGCAGCTTGGTGAGCTTTTGGGCAAAGAGAGTAAAGCGGGTAAAGCGTTTGCGGTTGTCCAGGCAGTTATTAATACGCATTTGGGTGCAACTAAGGCGCTGGCGTCGGGTGGCTTTTTGGGTATCGCGCAGGCGGCTATCGTTATCGCCACGGGTATGAAGCAAGTTGCCACAATCACCAAGCAGAAAGAACCCGATACTAAAATCGACAGTTCCGTTAAGAAGTACGCAAAGGGTGGTATGATTACCGGGGCTTCCCATGCAGCGGGCGGTGTAACGTTTACCGGAAGTAACGGACAAGTGTTTGAAGCCGAGGGCGGCGAGAATATGTATATTCTAAAGAAGTCAGCTACGGCGGACATTGCAGCCCTTTCAGCGTTCAATGAAGCGCACGGCGGCAACTCGTTCGGTACCTCGGGTCTGTACAAGTTCGCCAACGGCGGACAAATCAATACGCTAACGGGCGGCGGGTCTAACGCGGCGCAGGCTTCGTTCTCGCGTGAGGCGCTGAACCAATTAGCGGAAGTAGTTATTGCGGGGGTTGCTTCCATGCCTAACCCGATTGTAACCGTAACAGATATTAATAGCGGACAGTCTGGCGTTAGTGAGGTTCAAGTGGCTTCTATTTCTTAAATCAACTCGTGTAAAGGTGGCAATACTATAAGTATTGTCTATCTTTGCATGTGTTACAACAAAAACAAACTTATGAAATTTAAAAAATTACGAATTATCGAAGCGGGACTAACCGCAAACAGCGCACCGAAAGAGGACGGAAGCTACTTGCCGCTCTACATAACCGAAGAGGCTGTACAGAGTGTTGTGACATTGGGCAACATGAAGCCTATACACTGCCGCCGAACTCATAACGGTGACGATATGTTGGACGGCTATATAGGTAGCTTCTCAAATTTCGTTTATGAAAACGGCGTAGCATATGCAGATTTGGAACTTTCAACCGCTTTAGAGGTTGCCTATCCGCAGGAAGCAAAGTTTATTGAAACTATGATTGAAAAGGAAACCTCTATGTTAGGCGTTTCAATCATGGGCACAAACGAACTTGTAGAGAACGCGGAAAACAATCGGTTCGACATACCACAGTTCACAGAATTATATTCTTGTGATTTGGTAGGGATGCCCGCCGCAACATCAAGTTTATTTAATACTAACCAAAAAGAAAAGAAAATGAACAAATTTTTTAGTGCATTCGCGGAGATGTTTAAACCCGCAGGAGCTACGAAACTTGCTACGGAAATCGTAAAAACTCGCGAGGGTGGAGAAATCACGATTGAAGCGGCCGGCGAAGAAATGGCTATCGGAGACAAGGTTTTTGATAGTGAGGGTAACGCAGTACCGGACGGCGAAGTAATTATCGTTACAGACGACGGCGAAGCAATTATCGTTGTTGAGGGCGGCGCGATTAAGGAGGTTAAACCCGTTGAGCCCAAAGTAGGAACAACCGCGGCGGTTCCCAAAGAGTTCAGCCAGCGAATTGACGCACTGGAAACCGCACTAGCAGCGCAGACCGCAGCTATTAACGACATGGTAGCGAAGTTCAGCAAAGCAACGCAGCAACCCGCAGCCGTAGCGCCGGGCATTCCTAGCAAGAATGGAACCAAGTTGAGCAAAGAAGCGGTAAACGCGGCCGCAAAAAAATACATCTAATAAGAAACAATTCAAAAAGAAAAAATTATGGCGATGACATTTACCGACATGAACAAACTAAACCTTTCAGGTTTAAACGAAGTTATCACATTAACCGTAGGTTTTGCGGGTGAGATTTCAAAGGGCATCACCGTTATGAACGGTATCGCTAACAATACCCCCGTTGTATCGCTAACCGCTTTGGATAAGGCTTTGAAGCCTTCCAAGGGTTGCGGTGAGACTACGTATTACGACAAGATTACAGACAAAGTTAAATACTATAACCACGCACCTATCGAACTACCTTTGGAAATCTGTTTGCAAAGCCTGTGGGGCAAAATGGTGGCAAAGGGAATTAACCTGAATGACGATTTTTCAGAAACTGAACTTGCTGGTTTTATCCAGGCAGAAGTTCTGAAAGTACTGGAAGCCGACTTGCTTCGTTTGGCATGGTTGGATGGCAATGTTAAAGATGACATAACTGGCTACGGTATCTTCAAGAACGGCGGTATTATCGCCCAGCACGTTGCAAGTGCAGAAGAACAAGGTGCCTTGACGCTTGACACGAACGGCGTGCTTACTGCATTGCGTGCATGTGTTGACGGACAACGCCCCGACCAATTGGACGGTTCCGAGTTCTTCGTAACATCTAACGTTATGCGCCTGTATAAGAACCTCTTGCAGGACAAAAATAACGATATGGCATTCGTTACGTTGGTTGACGGTAAACCCGAATACTACTTCGAGGGCTACAAGATTAACGAACTTCGCCACGTGTCTAACGCTGCAAAGGTTGACGGTAACAACGATGCGTTTATCGCATTTACTCCTAAGGGCAACATTCAGATTGCTTTGGAAAGCGCTGCACCGTCTATCGCACCGTTCATTCAGGACGCTAAGAGCCGCAACTATTACTCTAATACAGTATTTGCAGCCGATGCAATGCTTGTTACTCCTGAATTCATGCAACTGTGGTTGCACGCTTCCGCAGAACGGCAAAACTAATTATTAATCGAAAGGGTGGGTAGGGTTGTTTACCCTATCTGCCCTTTTTCATTTTACAAAAACAATATGGGAAAGACTTGTTTAAATAAAAATTCTTTGGCGGTTGCCTATGATTGTGACCTACCCGTACACGGTGTTAAGGATATTTATATCATTGACGCGGAAGACGTGAAGAGTTACACGATAAGCCCGGACGGGTTGTCTATCACGGCGTTTGAACTCATACCAGACGGTGTCAGCAGCAAAGTAGAGGGCTTCAAACAGAACATTACATATACAGAGGAACTCGTTGAGGGTGACTATGCTAACTTCATCAAACCCACGGTTACCTTCCGTAAACCCGCCAACGTTGACTTCACGGGCAACTCATTCGGGCAGGCGCTTGCCAACAGAAAGTTTGTTGTATTCGTAGTGTTTAACGAGGTTGATAAGTGTTCATGTTTGGGTGTTCAAAACCCGTTGGTTCTAAAAGGACTTGAACGCGATGCAAACGCGAACGGTAACTCGACTATGTACACACTCACAACCGAGGACGGGAATTTTTCAGCGGCCATTCACGATGGCTCGCCATTAGCACAGTGAATTTAAAAGAAAGGAAAATATATGGCATGTATTAAGAAATTAACGAGCGCTTTAGCGTTCGATTGCGATAGCGGAACGATGGGTTTTAAAGACGCCCTGTTTTTAAACATGGCGGACATTGCGAGCTTTTCAGTAGTAGCCCCAAATAAGGCATTTATCGCCATTGCTGGCGGTGGCAAAGCTTATAAGATTGACACCGTTAAACGGTCGTTGGTCATTTCGGAAAGTCTACGAGTGAATGAGAGTGCACCGAACGCGTTTTCACACGAAGCGGTTATTAACATTTTCTCAAAGGGAGACCGAGCGGCGCAAAACGACCTACGAAACGCGTCTATCGTTATTGTCGCGCGCGGGAACGACGACCTGGTACGGGTCTATGGGCTGTATTATGGCCTAAAGGCTTCGGCATCCGCGGAAAGTTCTCATGATAACGGCGGTTGGACGCAGTTCACCGTGTCAACTCCTGAGGGTGTGATAGGCGAGGACAGCCTATACATGACGAAAGACGCCTACGAAGTATTGTACAAGGCGGCAGTAGGATAGTATTAACAAATTAAAACATTTGAATATGGCTTGTTTACAAAAAATAGCAAAAAGTTACGTATATGAGTGCGGAAAGGCTTCGGACGCTTTCGGCGAAATTACGGAAATGATAGTCGTAAACCCGGACGACATTAAAAGTTTTACAGCCAATGGCGCTATAGCCGTTGTGTTGCAACCGACCAAACAAGGGTACGCCGTACAGGGCGCAAACGGTGCGATTGTAGCAACGTTCGCAACTAAAGGCGGTGAGACATACCCACTGGCGCATGATATTAGCATAGCGGCTCAAATCCCGCAAACCGCGATAGTAAGTACGGAGGGCGGCGTTGCCGATATGATTGCATCTAACGCGGTTATTGCGTTCAAGGCGGGGCAGAACTACTACATAGTAGGATTAGGCGCGCCCTTGTCCGCCATATCGGTGGAAGCAACGAGTAACGCTTCACCATCAAGTTTGGTGACGTGGGGCGTTGATGAATGGCAGACGGGTACAACGTTCTATGCGTTACCGAAATCACAGTATGAAGCACTTAAAACCCCCGCGAAATAATGGCAAAAGCAAAAACAACTAAAAATGCGGCTACTGAAGAGGTAGCCGCTTTTGTTCCTGAACTAACGGTGTACGAGAAGATGGGACTATACGAGAAAATGACAGGGCTAAAGCTCGATAGGAGTTGCCATTTTGATAAAGAATTCGCGACTTCGTGGTATGAAAAGAAATATCTTTCCGGGATACACACCCGTTGGATTTTCAAACCCGGTGCACGTATCACGCACTATGCAGACGGGAAGATATACAAGGGTTCTAACATAGACGATGCCACGGCGGAACGTCTTATGAAAGAAAATCCCGCTTACAAAGAATTATTCATTGATTTAAAGGAGGAAAAATAATATGATAGGGTACAAACGTATTTCGCTTCTTGTTGAAAAGGCGTTAAAGTTGTCCGCCAACACGGGCGATAAGGTTCTGAACTATGGAGAGGGAAACTTGTACCCTCAAAATTTGGCTGAACTAATCTATGCATCTAAAACGGCGAGTGCCGCGGTTGAAAAGATGAGTGAAAACATCATTTGCGAGGGTTTCAGGAACCCGGACTTTGCAGCATTGACGAACGGCAACGGTTATAACATGGACGATGTTTTAGAGCAGACAGCAAAAGACGTTGCCCGCTTTAATGGTTGGGCGTGGATAGTCCAATACAAAGTTACTTTAGAGGGCTACAAACCTGCCGCCATTTATAATGTACCATTTGAGTATGTGCGCGCCGAGATTAACGACAACTACCTACAAGACCCCAGCGTAAAACGTTGGATTGTCTTTAACAACTGGGATAGACAGAACACAAAGGCTACACAGGTAAAGAAGAACTCAACGATTTACAATACTTACAACCCCGCAACCATTGCGGACGAGATTAACGAGGTTGGCGGTATTGAGAACCACAGGGGACAACTTCTGTACGTGAACCTTTCAACGACCCGCCCGTATCCTATTTCGCAGTTCCATGCAGTACGTAACGAAATGGGCGCGGAGGACAAAAACGGTAAGTACGTTAACCGAACGTTAGGTCGAGGTTTCCACATGTGCAGTATCGTTTCGCACGGTGACTTTGAAAGCGAGCAGGCACAAGACGAGTTTCGCGATACTTTGTCCGAGATGATGGGCAGCGAGAACGCCGGGGCAGTGCTTACAGTGCGAGATGAGAATATGACGGACAAACCGTTTATCAAGGTAGACCAATTAGGAAGCCCCATAGATAGGGAACTGTACCGGGCATACGTTGAGCCGTTGAGGAAAGATATTTGTATCGCCGCGTATAACATACCAATGCCGTTAATTGACAGTTCGCTTATTGCGTTTTCCAATTCTTCCGGTGAAGTTATTAAGGAACTGCAAAAGGTATATCGTAGGTCGTTATCTAAGATTAGACAGCGTATCGGACGCGAGTTATACCAAATATTTGAACTCGACCCGGCGGCAACGGAGATTAGAAACGAGCTTGACGAAGAACAACAAAAAGTTATAAGTGAATGAAAAACAACCTTTTAGGTGCGGTGGTCTATTTGGCCGCCGCTATTGCTTTAAGCCCGTCCGTAGCGGTTATACTCCTTGCTATCAAAGAAGACAGCGACCGAGTACACTACTACGGCGGGAAATGGGACAAAACAGATTTAATTATCGGCGTGTCGGCGGCGTGCGTTGGCGGTGTGATTAGATATTTTTTAATTAAATACCTTACATAATGGCTTATCCAATAGAAAAATTACGAATGCTGTTTGAGATTGCCGTAGACGTGAAAGACAACGCCCTGGAAGTGGCGTTTTTTGAAGCGGATATGTTAGACCTCAAACCGCAAATCGGTATGGGTTACGAGTTATTACCCATCAAGTACAAGAACGGTACGGAGGACGCCGTGGGGGGCGAAAAAATCCTCTGTTATTACGCGTTTGCACGTTATTTGCAGACAGCAGACCAAAGCAGTACATCTACTGGTCTGAAGTTACAAACTTATGGCGGGTCTGTTGTATTGCCGGACACGAGCAAATTTAAGAGGGCGGAAGCGGAACGGGCAAAAGCCGACCTCTTTTGTGAGGGCTTTGTAGCATGGTTGAGACAGGACGGTTTGTTAGCGTGCCCGAAAGTACGCAACACTCGTATCTCTCTAATCAAGTAATGATAGAACAACTTGAAACCTATTTTAGAATTTTCTTTGCTGTGACCGTTTCCACAGTGATTTCTAATGTAGGCGACTTCATTATGCTGGTTATCCTTATGAGTGTTTTAAACTGGTTAGCAGGATACCGAGCGGATGCAGTCAAAGGCGAAAAATATTCGCACAAGAAGACTATGAAAGCAGTTAAGGAAATGGCGCTCACAAGTGCTATACTTTTCTTTGTTGCTTTGACATGTACCATGTTAGGACCTACGGTCAACTACTCGATAATTATCAGGGCGCTTACAGGTCTATTTGTTATTATATACGCACGGAACATAACCCGAAATTTGCGTATTATACAGCCCTCTAATGACTTCGTGAAGTTCTTGAATATGATTGCTAACGTCAAGTACAAGAACCTCAAAAAACGCATTAAAGAGGACGATTTAGACATACCAAAAACAAAAGAAGATGGCGAACAGTAGTAAATTAGTTCCCTTTATTCTCCAATGGGAGGGCGGGTTTGTAAATGACCCGCTCGACTTAGGAGGAGCAACAAACAAGGGTATAACGATTGGCACATTTACAGAGTACAAGAAGCGCAAAGGGCTGAAGGCCCCAACGGTTCAAGACCTCAAAAACATATCGGACGAGGATTGGCATGCAGTTTTCAAGGGTCTTTATTGGGATAGGTGGAAAGCCGACGACATAAAGAACCAGGCTGTAGCAAATATCCTGGTTGATTGGGTTTGGGCTTCGGGTGTGCACGGTATTAAACGCCCTCAACGTCTTTTAGGCGTCACGGCGGACGGTATTGTAGGCGCTAAGACCATTGCCGCACTAAACGCCAAAGACCCCGCAGAACTCTTTAGAATGATTAAGGCAGACCGCATTAAGTTCATTGACGAGATTTGCGAGAAACGCCCTGCAAACAACCGTTTTAAAAAGGGCTGGTTAAACCGTATCAATGCGATTAAGTATGAATAAATACCTATTACTAACCATTGGCGCGCTCCTTATATTAGTAATGTGGGGGTACGACAAGATACAAGACCAAAGAGCCGAGATACGGAAGCAAGACCGTAATATATCGGCATTGACTACCGAACAGGAGGAGTATATAACCAAATTAGGTGATTACGCCGTTAAGAAAAAAGCCCTGGAAGTATCCCAAAAGGAACTGAAAGAGATTAACGGCGGACTACGGGATGACCTAAAAGCATTGAACATTCGTTTGAAAGATGCGTTATCCGCATCACAGGTGGCAACCAAAACGGAGATACACGAAACGGTACGTACCGACACGATAGCAGGCGTGCTCCATGCTGAATTTACCGACCCGTGGAATAGAATTGTGGCAGACCTTTCGAGCGATAGTACGAGACTTTCCCTTATCGGTACGGATACTATTACCGGGGTAATCTCCATAACAAAAAAGCGTTTCTTGTTCTTTAGGTATGGCATTAAGTCGGTTGATTACGACATATCAAACAAGAATAAACGCACAAAAACGGCTATTGATATAGCCGTGAAGTTTAAATAGATGTTAATTTTTGTAACAATTCGTTGAGGGACAGCAAGCTAAAGTTATAGTTTGCTGTCCCTCAGTGTTTTAGACCCTAAAACTGTACATAGCAACTATAATTCCCTATACTTTATTTTTAAAATGTTGTTTATAATAAAAATATACCTACCCCCTCTATAGACCCCACAGAGGGGGCAGGCCCTATATAAAATATTACCAACATTTTTCATTTCAGGTTCCATAGAGTTATAGTTGCTATGTACAGTTTTATAGTTTAAAGTGCTGATTTATTGAGATATATACCCTCCGTTTTTAAGCTGTTTTTAAATTGTTAATAAGTGCTCAGTACATTGGAGATAGCTAACCGCTTGATTTGCTGAGACATGTACTAAATTTATAGTTAAATCATAGTTAATCAGTGTTAAACGCTTTGCCGTCTCAAAATAACCTATTATCTTTGCATCACGTTCAAAGGGAAACATTTCCCAACGTAAGAAATGAGACGGGCAGTATCCACATCGCACCGTACCAAAGTGGAAGAAATGAAAAGGAGATTTGATTATGAAAGAAAAGGACTTGGTTATGATTGAACGGTTAGTTGACGGTAAGTTTACTATTACCTCATTCCGTTTGTTCTACGGCGACGATTGCACGATGTGTAATAACACGTTCGAGCGTATCGACTTTGACAGGCATTTTGAATATTATTCAGTTGAGGGGAATGCTTTCTATACCCTTAAAGATGTATTCAACTACATTATGGCCAAAGAATGTTAAAGGCTGAACCTTTCACCTTTTGATAGCGTTTATACAGTATAACAATTTAAAAACAAATGATTATGAAAACGAATGAAGTTATCGCAGTAATGCAAAAGAACTTAACTGCCCTTATGGAGCAACAAGCAAACAAAGTATCAGAAATGCAAAAGACCTTAACTGCCCTTATGGAGCAACAAGCAAACGAAGTATCAGAACTCGAAGCGTATAAAGCCAAACAAAAGGAAAAGGCCGAGACTTTAAAGAAATCTATTTTAAGCGCTTTTGCGGCGTTTATGGATGAGGACGAAGTAACTGCACCCGATCCTATAGAAAGTCCCGCAGAATACAAGGAAAAGGCATTAGCGGAAGCCAAACGCGTGGAAGAGGAAGCCGCCGGGGCAAAACGTCAAGCAGACGTAAAGGAAGCAAAGGAACCCGCCGCAAAAGCACTCGCCGAGAAAGAGGAAAACGAACGGAAGCAACGGGCAGCAAAGGCGAAAGCCGAAGCAGCCAAAGCAGCCGAAGAAGCTGCCGCACAGGCGAAAGCCGAAGCAGCCAAAGCAGCCGAAGAAGCTGCCGCACAGGTAGACGAGGAAGAAGACGAGGGTGACGGAAGTATGAGCGAAGAAGAATATAACCGCCTGGAAATCTTGTTGGATAAGTATCAGTCACCTATCGCAAAACGTGCCATTCAGGAACTGAAAGACGCCGGGCACGAGGAAACACTAAAGCCACGTGTAAACGATAACGGTTGGTTCTGCCGAACGAAAAAGGCAAATGATATGATTGTAGACGCTGTGGATAAAATTGCCGAAGAACAACGAAAGGCACTGTTTGCAGACGGTTCGTCTTTCATGGAACATCAAAAAGAATTAGGCGTGATAACACGTGCACAGGCTTCCGCTAAAAGCTTCGCAAAACAGGCAAAGATATTTGAACTGTGCCCCAAGACTATCACCGACATACCCGAAGCAAACCAAATGGGTGTACTCGCAGACGTCGCACGTACCTGTAACGTTGAAAACCTTTTCGATACACTGCGCTTCAAGGAGTTTTTAGCTGAGTTTGGTCTAACCTCAATGGCACAGTTGAAAGGTGACCAGATAGCGAAGTTCTACGAATATATGTTTGAACAATGTACTTATGACGTATTTAAAGAAAAAGAAGAATGAAAGAACAAGTAATAGACCGCACAAGTAGGGCACACGCCCTACTTTCACCGAGTAGTTCACACCGTTGGTTAAACTGTACACCAAGCGCACGCCTGGAAGATAAGTACGGTGAAGATAGCGGCGGCAGCGCCGCATCGGAAGAGGGCACAGTAGCCCACGAGTTGGCAGAAACCATACTACAGCAATACCTAAAAAAGGAAATCTTTCTTTTGATTGACGAACCGAAGATACCTAAAGAGATTGCAGAAAGTAAGTATTACAGCACGGAAATGCTCAACTATGTAATGGAATACGTTATCAAGTGCGTAGACGTTTACGAGACCTACGGAGACGCGGAAATGATTATCGAGGGTAAATTTGACCTAACAATGTACGTTAAGGAGTGTTTCGGCAGTTGCGATTGCGCCGTGATAGCCGGGGATGAGGTTCACATATTAGACCTCAAATACGGAAAAGGCGTACAAGTCGAAGCCGAGGACAACCCACAGTTAAAAATGTATGCACTCGGTGTGATACGCTCTTTGCCGCCCGCCATGCAGTCCAAAATCAAGACGGTACACATGACTATCGGTCAAGTACGATTAGGGCACATGCCTACGTTTACCATGTCACACGCGGATTTGACCTACTGGGCTATACACGAGCTACGCCCTAAAGCGACTTTAGCGTACGCTGGCGAGGGGAAGACGGTCGCCGGGGAACATTGTAAGTTCTGTAAATTCAAAGCGCAATGCCGGGCGCAGAAAGAAGCCTTGTTAGCCGAGTTCGACACCCACGAGGACGCGAATAAGCTAACTAATGACGAGATAGGCGATATACTGAACAAGGCGGATATGTTTACCGATTGGTTAGCAGCCGTTAAGGTGCATGCATTAAGCGCCCTTAATCGAGGTGAAGCCGTGAAAGGGTGGAAACTTGTCGAGGGCAGAAGTATTCGCGTAATATCCGACCCGGAAAAGGCAGTAGATACGCTATCCAGCACGTTAAGCGTTGACCCCGATACATTCTACAACAAGAAACTAAAGGGCATCGGAGACCTGGAAAAGCTTGTAGGTAAGCAGCGGTTAGCTTTATTGCTTGACGGTAATATAGTGAAGCCCGCAGGAGCGCCCACACTCGCCAAAGAAAGCGATAAACGGGCTGCAATCAGTTCCGCACTTGACGATTTCGAGGATTTATCCTAAAGAATGTTAACGAATGAACCAACGTATTAGATAAAGCGTTATATTTGCATCAACGAATTAAAAACAAAGAATTATGAGAAAAGAAAGATTTAGTATAGCCGAGTTGGTAGACTTTAAAGACGGTGAACAATTCGATTTCACACTGCAAATCGGATTAGAAGAAATTGAAATGCGCTTTATCTCCGTATCGGAGTTCCTTAACGACGTTATTTATTTGCTACTGGACTATGATACGAATAAGTACGTTACGATAATGGAAGATGATGCAAAAAGGATAATCGTCGAAGATTATTAAAAGAAGTTAATCAAATGAACAAAATCGAGTTTCATTTGTTATTTATAGAACAACAACGGAAAGTCCGAACCGTTTAGAGGACAAAAAAGAAAAAATGTGAATTATGAAAGCAATGATTAAGAACGTGAGATTGAGTTATGTACGAGTGTTTGAAGCTGCACAAATAAACGGTGTTGGAGATGCAAACTATAGTGTTTGCCTACTTATCCCAAAGGATAGCCCGGAAGCATTGAAGCTAATGCAGGAAATTGACGCAGTAGCCCAGGAGATGAAGACAAAGTACCCGAAACTGAAAGGACAGCTCCCGAAAATGTGGTCTAACCCGTTGAGAGATGGAGACGCTGAAAAAGACGGTGCAGAATACCAAGGTATGTACTTTATTAATGCGAAGCGTAAAGAGAAACAAGGCGCGCCGCTCCTCATCAACGGAGCAAAACAGTACATCACCGACAAAGAAGAAATGTACAGCGGCTGTTATGGCAACGTAGCTGTATCACTTTACCCTTATGAGTTCACCGGGAAGTACGGCGTAGGCGTAGGACTTAACGGGATTCAAAAGGTAAGAGACGGTGAACGTCTGGACGGTGGCACATCTATTGACGACTTCGATTTTGAAGGGGATGAGGATACAAACATTTTTGGATAACTAACAGGAAATAAAGAAAACAAGTAATAACCGGGGGGGTGTAAGAACCCCCCAACAAAGTAAAAAAAGAAAATGGGAAAATCCGATAGTTACATAAACGAACAAGGTGTTAGAATTTCAAAGGCAACGGGAAAGCCCGTAAAGAAGTACACAAAACGCAATAAACAATATTGGGCGGAACGTATGGGGGAAGCCCCAAAGGCGGGAGCCGCGCAAACCGTTGAGATAGTAGTAGACCCGTTAATAGCGGAACTCCAAAGCCTGTACAGCGAAGAAGAAATACAAGGTATTATCGGGCTTAAAAAGGATAGCGCACCCGTTGAGTTGGTAGAAATACCTAATAAGAAAAAATGCGAACTTGACGAGGGAAACACAGGGTTCTTGATTGCCTCCGACTGGCACGCGGATGAAGTTGTGAAACCGTCCACAGTATTAGGCAAAAACGAATACAACAAGGATATTGCCGAACAACGTATCAAGAGCTTCTTTGCAAACGCCATCTACATGATTAAGAAGAAACCCGTAGATAACTTGGTAGTAGGTTTGTTAGGCGATATGATAGGCGGATATATTCATGATGAGCTGGCACAGACAAACAGCATGTCACCTATGCAGGGAATTAACTTTGTTAAAACGCTGATTATTTCGGGGCTGAAAAAGATACATGACGAGCTGCCCGACTTGCAGCAAATCACAGTGGTAGGCATCTGCGGTAACCACACCCGAACAACCCGAAAAATGCAGTTTTCGAACGGTTTCGCTATGAACCATGAATTTTTCATGTACAAGGATATTGAACAAACGCTTACTCTTATGGGGCTGTCGAAGTTCAATTTCATTATACCGGAAAGCGAATTTGCCTACATTGACGTTTACGGTAAAAAGGTATTGTTCGCACACGGACATCAGTTTAGAAGTGCCGGCGGTATTGGAGGTATTTACCCGGCGATGTTCCGTTGGTATTCCAAAATGAACCAGACAATCGAAATTGATAAAGCATTTTTGGGCCACTACCATTCCTCTATCTATACAAAAGAGGTTTGCGTAAACGGGTCTTTAAAGGGCTACGATGCCTTTGCTTTAGGGCACGGGTTAGCATACGAAGACCCACAACAAACGTACGTAATTCTGAACGAGAAACGCGGTTTTATTTTCTATTCTCCTATTTTTGCAGATTAGTTTTAATCCCTCTATTTGTTAATAAAATACAAATAGAGGGATTTTCTTTGTTTATATCAAACCTTTACCCTATCTTTGTCGTTATAATAATAAACCAATTAAAAACAGTGATTATGAAAACAAAGTATTTTATAGATTACATCTACAACCAGACCAGCGGAGAAAATTTCTATCACCAATTAGTAAGAACAAAAGACGATGCAATACTTTTCTCTAGTAGTGACCTGGAAACAGTTATTCGATATGCAAAATTTGAACTTGATATTGACGGCAAAGAACTAACAATATTATAATATGAAACATTTATTTATCGACTTTGAAACATTTTCCGATATTGATATTAAGTCAAGCGGTAACTACAAGTACGCGGAAAGCGAAAACTTTGAAATACTCCTTTGCGGGTATATGTGGGACACCGATACAAAGGTGTCATTTATCGACTTAACAAAAGAGGGCGGGCATGATGAGTTCATGAACTTCTTTACCGAAGTGGCGAACGACCCGGACACCGTGATAGTTGCCCACAACGCCGCGTTTGAGCGCGTATGCTTAATGAACTACGGGATAAGCATAAGTCCTATGCGTTTCTTCTGTACTGCCAACATGGCGCTCTATTGCGGTCTACCCGCTTCACTTGACGCGGTGTCACAGATATTAAACCTTTCCGATAAGAAGTTAGGTACGGGTAAGGCGCTGATACGTTTCTTCTCCGTTCCTTGTAAGCCGACAAAAACGAACGGCATGCAGACCCGCAACCGTTCAGCCGATTACCCGGATAAGTGGGAAGAGTTTAAAACCTACCTGGAGTATGACGTACTATCGGAAAAGGAAATATTTACAAAATTATCGGTTTTCGAGTTCCCGGAAAGTGAGCAGCGCATTTATGCAGCCGACCAGCGTATAAACGATTATGGTATCCTGGCAGATGTTCAGTTAGCCGAAAAGGCGGCGGAACTGGACGCAAAGCATAAGGAAGAATTAGAGACCGAAGCACTGAACAAATACGGTATCACATCTCTAAAGTCAATGCCACAGTTGAAAGACTTCATTTATGACAATACAGGTGTTGAGGTGTCCACTCTGATTAAGGCGGAACTTCCGAATGTAGTCGCAAAGGTGAAAGCGTCAACTATGCCGGAAGAAAAGAAGCAAGCAGCGTTAGACGTGCTCTCAATGCGCGTAGAGGTCGGCAAGACTTCCAACGCTAAATATACCGCTATACTCAATTGTGTCGGAAAGGGCAACCGAATACGCGGTCTATTCCGTTATTACGGTGCTTCTCGTACAGGTCGTTGGGCAGGACGCCTGGTGCAATTGCAGAACCTACCGCAAAACCATTTGGAAGACCTGGACACGCCGCGAAGATTGGTTAAAGAGGGAGCGTTCGATGCGATGGCAATGTTCTACGACAAGCCCACGCACATTATTTCGCAACTTATCCGTACGGCGTTTATCGCGCCCGAGGGTTACACCTATTCAGTAGCCGACTTTTCATCCATTGAAGCCCGTGTAATTGCGTGGGTCGCTAATGAGAAGTGGCGTTTGGAGTTGTTCAAAGACCCGAAGAGCGATATTTATTGCGCTTCCGCTTCTAAGATGTTCGGCGTACCAGTCCATAAAGGTGACGAGTTGAGACAGCGCGGAAAGGTTGCGGAACTCGCATTAGGATACGGCGGGGGTGTAAACGCTCTCACCACTATGGACACTAAGAAAGCATTAAGGGACGAAGAAAAGCCCGAAATACTTGCTAAGTGGAGAGAGGCAAACCCTAATATTGTAGCCCTGTGGAAACGGTTGGAAGACGCTGCAAAGAGCTGCATAGGCACGCGCCGCCCTGTTACATTCAAGATAACCGATAAAGCGGAACTTGTATTTAATTATAAATATGGTGCAATGACTGTTAAATTACCGAGCGGGCGCGAACTTTTCTACCCCGCGGCGCGTTTATCCAAAAGAACGATAACTTTACCGTCTGGCCCTTTCGATGTCCAGGACATAAGTTATAAAGGTCAAAACCAAATTACGGGGAAGTGGGAAACACTTCACACGTATGGCGGTAAACTAACGGAGAACGTTGTACAAGCTATAAGCCGCGATTTGTTGGCACAAGCTATATTTAACGTTTTTGATATGGGGTATAATATCGTGCTGCATGTGCATGATGAGATTGCCGCCGAGATACCGAAAGACGGTAATGAGGAAAAAGTTTTGAAAGATATGTGCGAAGCAATGGCAAAGGCGCCTGAATGGGCAAATGGTATTGCTTTACGTGCAGCGGGTTATGTAACTGATTATTACAAAAAAGATTAAAAAATGGAAATCAGAGATTTAAAGATTACAATCGCAACCGCGGCTTCTGCCGTTTCAACGTCTTGGAAGAACAAGGCGTTGACCTGGGGCGAGTTCGTAACTATGATGTCGAACGCGAGGGTTACCAATGAAACGTACCGCGAGTTTATGTCGATGTCTAAAACCGAGCAGGGGCGCGTTAAAGACGTAGGCGCATTCGTTGGTGGCGAATTGCTGAGTAGCAAGCGTACTAAAGCGAGCATAGGCGAACGTAGCATTATCGCCCTGGATATTGATTTCGGCGAAAAGGATTTCGCGGAACAATTCGCGGCGATTATCAACCGGGCGTTTGTTATTCACGGGACGCATAAGCATAATTTCGATAAGGGTGTGTACCGTTATCGTATCTTAATGCCGATAGACCGCCCGGTAGATAACGAGGAGTATGAAGCATTGACGCGAAAGGTTGCGGAACTCACAGGCATGGACCTATACGACCGTACAACCTTTCAGCCGGAACGCTGCATGTTCTTCCCGTCTGTACCGTCTGATGTACCGTACTACTTCCAGGACTTTACAGATGTTTGCCCGGAAGTCTTGGAGGTTGACAAGTATTTGGGTATGTACGAGGACTGGAGCGATACGACCGAGTGGGCATATCATAAGGACGAGAAAGGCGAAGCGCGCAGCCTGGCAAAGGAACAACAAGACCCTACAACAAAATCCGGGTCTATCGGTGACTTTTGCAGAGCGTACACCATAAGCGAAGCAATTGAAAAGTATTTGCCCGAGATTTACACGCCTACAGACAAGCCCGACCGTTGGACTTATACAGGCGGCTCTACTTCGGGCGGCATGATTACCTACGACGACTTGTTCGCGTACTCGCACCACAGTACAGACCCGATACAAGGCAACCACGTGTTTAACGCGTACGACCTGGTACGTATCCATCTGTTCGGCAAACTGGATAAGCGCGCCGATAGTAAGGTGTCAATTACCGAAATGAACCGCCTAGTTTATAATGACGAAAAGGTAAAAGCGTTGTTAGCTAAAAAGAACGGCGAAGAAGCCGCCGAGACATTAGCCGAGTTCAACGTATTGCAAGTAGATGATACCCCAGTAGTAGACGCTGAGGATATGGGAAAAGGGTCAAGACGGTTAACCGCTGGTGAGGTAGGCGAACAAATCGCAGCCGTTACGGCACAGTTGGAAGATGATGGAAAAGGCGGTGTAGCGAACTCGTCTAAAAACATTTCCGTCATTTTGCGGAAAGACCCGTTAATAGGTAAACTAATCGCTCGTGACTTGTTTAAGGATAGACGTGTAGTAAGCCGCACACCACACTGGAGATTGAAAGATACGTCTTTAGATTTTCAAGACGTGGACTTTGCAGGCATACGTAAGTATATAGAAGATATATACGGCGTGTCAAGTGTGCAGAAAGTAGATGACGCTATTGCCCTGGAAGCCGAGTTTAACGCGTTCCACCCGATACAGGACTATCTAAACGGTTTAAGTTGGGACGGTATGCCGCGCGTTGAACGTTTGCTTATTGACTACATGGGCGCTGAGGACTGCCAATACAGTAAAGATGCTATCCGTGTAATGCTCGTAGGAGCTGTTAAGCGTGTGTTTGAAAAGGGCTGCAAGTTCGATACTATGTTAGTTATGAAGTCCGACCAGGGCGCAGGTAAATCAACTCTTATACGTATGCTTGGTAAGAAGTGGTTCAGCGATAGCCTTACATCTATGGACGGAAAGGACGCGTTCGAGCAGCTACAGGGCAATTGGTTGATTGAGGTCGCCGAGTTATCTGCAATGCGTAAATCAGAAGTCGAGAGTATTAAGAACTTCATTTCAAAAACAGAGGACAGCTTTAGACCCGCATATGGTCGTGTTACTAAAAACTTCCCTCGTCAATGTGTATTCTTCGGAACAACGAACAAGGACGACTTTTTAAAAGACGCAACGGGCAACCGCCGTTTCATCCCGGTGGAAGTGAAAGCGAACCCGCGCACGCATGAACTGTTTGAACCTGCGTTTGAAAATTATGTAGATATGGTTTGGGCGGAAGCCGTTGCAATGTATCGCGCCGGGGCAACTACCTTGCTATCTCGTGAGAGTGAAGCCGTAGCCGAGGAACGCAGGGCGGCGCACCTGGAGCGTAGCGGATGGCATGGTGAAGTAGACAAGTACCTAAACATGAGAGTACCCGCCGATTGGGGCACAATGTCAAGCGTAGAACGTAGCATGTACTTTGATAACTACGATGAGGAAATGACCGCAGCGGATTACCAGGTTATGAGCGAGACAAGTGTACGCGCTATAATGGCAGAGGTGTGCAAATCGAATAATGCCGACCGCAGATTAAGCAATGAGATTAAAGACCTTATGTTAGGTTTCAAAGATTGGGAGTTCCGCGGCATGGTTGGAAACGATAAAACATACGGAAAACAGGCTTCGTATGTAAGAAAATGTTAAGGAACTAACTAAATACGGCTTTATTCATAATAGATGTTAACGATATATACAACCTATCGGATAAAGCCGTATATTTGTAATGTCAAAAGGAAACAACATCAGTTGAGACCAGGAAAACAAAAAGAAAGTTAATAAGGCAATAACGGTGAACCTTTCAAAGCGCCCGTTGTTTATTAAGTATAACAACAATTTAAAAACAAATGATTATGAAAAAGTTATTATTATTAGCAGTGTTAGTGTTTACAAGTGTATCAATGTTTTCACAGATTACAAGTCAAGGTAAACCCGAAACGTTAAAGAGTTTCCGTATGGGCGTATGCAAGTTGATTGACACCGACGGAGCGTTAACCATTGTTGCCCAAACAAAGGAATCCGCCGGGCTGGAATTGACGGTTGATTTAGGAAACTACCAGGAAGCCGAAACACTTATCGCCTCAATGATTGAGTACACCCCGAAACGAGGCGAAACAGTGGACTTAAACAACCCATCGGGCAATACAGCGTATTATCAAAAACTTAATGGTACATGGGTTATCGTTAGCGCGGGCGGGGCTGCATCCATTGCAGTAAGCAAGGGCGAATTAAAAAAAATGTTAACAGCAATTACCGAGTGAACCAAATCAAATTAGAAACGTTTATATAGTATCAACAATTTAAAAACAAAGAATTATGAAACTTACAAAAGTAGAATTTATTGTCAAGGGTGAGAGAGTAGCCGAGTATATCAATTTAAATCATGTGTCCCGTTTTATGTGGATTGACGGTGTACCGTTTGTCGGTATGGTAGGACAGACCTTTACACGCCAGTTAGCAGACGAGTACGAAGCAATTTTCATAGAAGCGTTTGAGGGATGATAGAGGTATTGAAAGTTAGATATAACAATGGCGGGGGGTGGGACACCCTCTGCCAACCGGTAAAGCTAATCTTTCCAACGGTGGAGAAAGCAAGGGAGTTTTATAAAAAGAAGTTAGAAACAAATAAAATAGTTTTGTGGTATGCAGAAAAAATATAATGTGACAAGATTTTCTTTTGTAGGCGAAGACGGGGAAAGGGTTACCTTAGAACAAAATATAGGTTTTAAGTATTTTGAACATTCGCAACACGCCTACGGGTATCTCCTGAATATGATTAAGCGCACAATATGCCCAAACCCAACAGGGCTTATAGTAACGGGCGAATATGAAGTCGTGCAGAACGAAACGCCCGCCCGCGAGTGTGAACCCAAAGCCGACAACGTGCGGGACTACAATGTAGGTGCTTCCGATTATGCGAAACATAAGATACAGCCCTGGGATATATGGCTGGAGTACAAGCTAAACCCGTGGGACGCTGATATAATCAAACGGGTGTTAAGGGACAAGCCGACGGACGGGCGAAAGCTCGACTACGAGAAGATAATACATATTTGTAAAGAACGTATTAGACAATTAGAAAATGAAGAATGAGATTACAAAACTTTTGGATAAGCGTATTAAACTTATTAGGACTATACGAGGAAACCCCAACCCCTCGAAGATATACAAGGAGTTGGAGCAATTGGATAAGCAAATCGAAAGGGTGCGAAAATATGAAAGAGATAGTGAGTGAAAAGTATTTAGAGCGTACTCTATCGGAGAAGCTAAACAAAAGCGGGTACGCCTGGAGTATTAAATTACTTTCAACCTTTGTGAGAGGACTGCCCGATAGAATGATACTTTGTAACGGTGGATACGTCTGCTTTGCAGAAATAAAGACAACGGGAAAGAAACCGACCGCGGTACAAAAGTTTATCCATGAACGGTTGAACAAATTAGGTTTTACGGTGTTTATTGTAGATACCAAAGAGAGTATGAACGGAGTTTTAGAACATGTTAAAAACAAATCATTATGAACCCAAAGAAAGTAAAAAAAGAAATCGAATACAAGCTAGGTTTATATTTCGGTATTAAGAGTGGCGTTATAGGTATTAAAGACGGTACAGCATACGGAACTATCGAAGAAGTTCAAGCAGACCTACAGCGCGATATTATCCAGGACGTGAACTACCTGGCGATTAAGTATCGACAGGGGAAACCCGAACATCAGGATTTCAAAAGCATTTGCATCTATTATCGTAACCGTTTAATGAACTTATAAAATGACTAACTATGTAACTTTAAACGTGTCTTGCCAATCGGGCAAGACCGAAATAAAAATAAACGGTAAACTGGTTAAGACAGCTGCCGAGATTGAAACAGTGATAAGGAAAGTACAACCCGGTGAACACTCCGATTTACTAAAACAACTTTTAATGTTAGTGAGGGCAATAGAATGTTAAAGAAAGAACAATTACATGATTACCAGGTTAAAGCCGTGGACATGATAGTAAACAATTTTAACTGCGGTTTGTTCCTCGATATGGGTTTGGGCAAGACAGTGAGCACGTTAACAGCTATCCAGGAACTTCGCGAGATGGGTTTTATTGACAAAGTATTAATCATCGCTCCGAAAAAAGTTGCACAGGTAACCTGGAAAGATGAGATTAATAATTGGGAACATCTAAAAGGTTTGCGTATCTCCGTGATAGATGGTACAGCGGCGCAACGCAGGGCAGCTATGACGGCGGATGCAGACATCTACACAGTAAGCCGTGATAATGTTGTTTGGCTTGTGGTTGAACACGGAGGCGTTAAACTGCCTTATGATATGGTTGTTATTGACGAGCTATCAAGTTTTAAGAACTACGCATCGAAACGTTTTAAAGCCCTTAGACGGGTGCGGAAGTTTATCCCACGGGTTGTAGGTCTTACTGGAACGCCGGCCCCTAACGGGCTGATAGACCTATGGGCGCAGATGTTTTTGATTGACGAGGGTAAGCGGTTGGGTAAAACAATTACGGACTATCGTGATAGGTTCTTTACCGTCGGCCGTAGAAATGGCGACATCGTATACCAGTGGGATTTGAAGAGTCCGGCGGAAGAGACGGAACAAAAGATTAGTGACCTTATCAAGGATATTTGTATCTCCATGAGCGCCGAAGATTATCTAAAGATGCCGGACAAACTTATATACTATGACAGGGTTAAGCTATCTGACAAGGATTTTAAAGCCTATAAGACCTTTGAACGTGAACAGGTATTGGAGTTCATAGAAAGCGGTGAAACGATTACAGCGGCTTCCGCTGCTGCTCTTAGTAACAAGCTCCAGCAATTTGCTAACGGGGCAATGTATGATGCCGATGGAAAGGTATTGCAAATCCATGACGAAAAAATAGAGAAGCTAAAAGAACTTGTAGAAGCCGCCAACGGGCAACCCGTACTTGTCGCATATACGTTCAAACACGACCTTGATAAAATTATGGAAGCCCTTAAGGAGTATAAGCCTGTCAAGCTGGAGAAGCCCGAACAAATAGCCGATTGGAATGCCGGAAAAATTAACGTACTGGTGACACACCCGGCATCAGCGGGACATGGTCTTAACCTGCAAAAGGGTGGGCATATCATGATATGGTACGGCTTAACGTGGGCGCTCGAACTGTACCAGCAATTCAACGCCCGACTATATCGCCAGGGACAAAAGAAGCCCGTGAGCATTCACCACATAATCGCTACCGATACGGTGGACGAAAAGATTATAAAGAGCCTGGACGGCAAGGATACTACGCAACGTAGTTTAATGGATGCAGTCAAGGAGATTGTCGAACTTTATAAAACTAAAATATGATTAGGGAATTAACGCACGGTTCATTGTTTAGTGGAATCGAGGGTTTCGGTTTAGGCGCAGCCCTTGCAGGAATAAAAACCGAATGGAGTTGTGAATTTGAAAAGTATCAAACGGAAGTAATTAAAAAAAAATTTTGGAGATGAACACACAGTATATGGAGATATTAGAACGCTTGAAAACCCGCCATTTGTTAACATCATCAGCGGTGGATTCCCTTGCCAGGACATCAGCGTTGCTGGAAAAGGCACAGGCATTAAGGGCAGCAGGTCGGGCCTATGGGGAGAAATGTTACGGGTCATTACAAACGTCCGACCCGATTACGTCATTATCGAAAACAGCCCTCTACTTAGAAAACGAGGATTTGAATACGTCTTACATGGACTTTCCGAAATCGGGTATGGTGCACAATGGCAATGTTTACAAGGTGGCTTCCTTGGAGTGCAACAACGCCGGGAACGAATGTATATTATTGCCTACCCCCAGGGTGAGCTCGGCGAACGGCAGCTCCCGAAACCGATATTTCGGGAGCCCTACCTACCGTGGGAACTACGAGGAGTATATCCGGGATGGCGAGAGCGACGGGAGATACCCGAACCCCGAACTTTCGGAAGCACTAATGACATTCCCAATCTCGTGGACAGAAACAAGTGTTTAGGGAACGCCGTACAGCCGTTAATGGCACAATACCTGTTTGAGTGTATAAAAGTGTTTGACGCGGAAAATGTATAAAAGAAGTTAACGAATGAACCAACGTAACGTTTAAAGCGTTATCTTTGTATTACTAATTAAAACAATGGGATTATGACAAGAGAACAAAACATCGTGGAAAATGGACGGAAGTTGAAAAGATACGTAGGCTCAACTATTGAAGTAGAAATAACAACCATAACAGAGGGTTGCGTAATAACGCCTCTAAGGGTTGTTGGATATAACCCCCACGAAGCAATGCTAATCGTAGATGGCGGCGCAGACGGGTGGACAGGGTTAGACGGGTGGGACTTAGTAGCCATCCGGTGCGATACGTATTGGTATATGAGTACAAACAGAATAATTAGGGTATTATGATAGCAGAAGAATTAGTAGGACTACAAGTTAAAGCGATAATAGGCGGGAAAGAGGTTATCACCCGCGTAGTTGGGTTCAATGGTTTAGCCTGGGCGATTATTGCCTACGATGGCGGAAGGACAAAGGACAAGCTACAACCCGGTGATACGGTCGTATTTGACTGTACCGGGTACATGTATAGGGAAGTGGATAACTTGGTAGTAACGGATGCAGCGCGATTGTCTGCGGGCAACTACCTTGCAGACGTGCCACCCGAAACACCGTTATCGGAGTTCCTGTACCCAACGTTACCCGACCCCGATACACCGCCCGCCGAAGCGGTAGAGAGTGAACCCCCATTTATAGAAATCTTATAAAACAAAAAAGTATGGAGACAAAAGAATTAGTAGGAAAGTGGATTGAATCAGAAGTATTAATGGATACCCGAGACGTGCCAGCTGATACAGCATACAGGGTAGTGGGTTATAACGCCGATATGAATGCGGCGATAGTAGACGCCGGGCCACGGGGCTGGAAAGGTTTAGACTCGGACGATATTGTAATCGAGAAGTGCGAAACCTATTGGTACATACTCCCGGTGGATATAACCAAAGTGTTATAACAAGTTAATAGGGCAATCGCGGTGAACCTTTCCAAAGCTCCCGCGTTTATATAGTATAGCAATTAAAACAGTGCGATTATGAAAGCAGAAGAATTTGTAGGAAAATGGGTTTGCTCGGAATATTTAGAGGACACCCTAAACGCGCCCGCCGGCGCAACGTTCAAGGTAGTGGGGTACACCACATACGGGGACTGCATAGTAGACGCGGGTCTGTGGGGCTGGCAATGCCCGGGTAAATGCGACCGGATAGCCGAGGAGTGCGATTTCTATTGGTATCTCCGTACCAAAGACATAACCGAAGTGTTATAACAAGTTAATAAGGCAATCGCGGTGAACCTTTCCAAAGCTCCCGCGTTTATATAGTATAACAATTAAAAACAATGTGATTATGGAAGCAAAAGAATTAGTAGGAAAATGGATTGTGACGGACACAGTGGCGAGGGCTTTAAACGTGCCTGCGGATACAGCGTTTAAGGTAGTGGGGTTCGTCCTCGATCTGAATTTTGTAATAGTAGACGCCGGACGCCTGGGCTGGAAAGGTTTAGAATCGGACGACTTTGTAGTCGAGCAGTGCGAAACCTATAAGTACGTCTACCTGTACGACATTATAGAAGTGTTATAACAATTAAAAACAATGTGATTATGAAAGCAGAAGAATTTGTAGGGAAGTGGGTTACGGGTTGGGCATTGCCCGGCGAGGAAGCGAGCGAAGCCCCCGCGCTGGTAGTAGGTTATAATCTACACACGTATGCAAGCCCCCGGCTAATCGTTGAGAACTTGCAGGGTTGGGGCTGGACAGGGTTAGGCGGTAGCGATAGCGATGTTTGCCTTATTGAGTGTGGCGCGTACTCATACGCAGTACCGAGCCAGTGTACTATCGTAGAAACGCCCGAGGGTAAACCCACTTACGATACGGACGGCAATCTTTTAACCGTCACCGTAGAACTGCCGGGTAAAACAGTTATGAGCGAAATAATAGAACTTGAGGCCAGCGGCTACCGTGTCAGCCCCGTGGATAATGGGTTTATGATAAGCACGCCGAGCGGTGCACATTATTGGACCGATACAATAACGGAGGTAAAGCCATGAAAGAAGTAATAAGCAAAGCACACCAATTAGCTGGCGTGCGTATTCGGAAGACCCTCAACGGGCAAGTTAAGTTATTCGGTAGGGTCGTAGGGTACGAGGGTGACTGCCTGGTTATCGCGTACACGGCCCCGCTGGTTAAGGTGTCCTATCACGCCGAGCGAACCCCGACAAACCCAACGCTATTATGTGAAGCCCCCGCGGGTCACTCGCTCCTACTCACCGAGCCATCCGGCGTTAATATATGGGAAGTAGACAAGGAGGCCGAGCGTATGCGTAGCTGGTTTAGAAACTACATGGCGCGCGTCGCATACTTCGCCCCGTATGGTGTCCAGCAGAAAGGTATCATCGTAGGTTACTTCGGAAGTATGGCGGTTATCCGTACAATGTACACGAGGGCTTCTAAGGCACTAACGCCCGTCGCCGTTGGGGATTACAACGCGGGTGCAATGAAAGGCATACAGCCGCCCAGTAAATTGTATAGGGACTACCTGGTAAAGGTGGATAACCTACGGATTACGAAATTAACAGGAATTGAAAACATTTAAAAGGAATGATAGTTATGTGGATAGTAATAGTAGTAGCGATTGTATTAGGTGCGTTTGTGTTTGCAGGCATGGACGTATAAAACATTAAAAGGAATGATAGTTATGTGGATAGTAATAGTATTAGTTATATTGGGGGCGTTGGTGTTTGCTGGCACTACGGTCGTACTCCTTAGTTCCGTTATCGCGGACACGTGCGGCGTTAAGAACAAGAAACGCTTTGTACTTATCAGTTTTATAGGTGGCATCATCGCCGCCGTTGGATTTGTTCTTGTGGCGTACATACTCGCCGGGGTTGATTATCTTATAAGTTGTGTAGTATGAAAGAAGAGCGGACGATTAGTTTTAAAGTGATTGGGGCGGCCCTGAACATTCACGATTTCATTATATGGGAATTCGTACGTAGGTATGGATACGACAGGGGCATAACGAAAGACAGGAAAGGACGCGGGGTCGTCCAGTGGCAAAAGGCAAACCTTTGGATAGACAAGTTAGCGCAGTACCTAGAGTTCCAGGAGTACAGTTATAAACAGAACATCAACAAAGGGCAGTACACCTACATAAGTCGCGAACGCTTCCAACGTGAAAAGGAAAGCGAACAAGATGTGAGACGTGAGTACGGTGTGAACGACAAAGGGCAGGTGATAAGGGCGACTATCTTCGCCGATGGCACTAAACAGATGTGGCATTGGGGCACGTTGGAATGTGCGTGGCAGTTGACAAAATGATAGTTGCGTACCCTCCGTGAGCTGTCAAAATGATAGTAGTGTTTACGAAATACTTAGCGCATTATTTATGATAGCTACAGGGGCTATATGGTGACAAAGTGTCAAAGCGTATGAAGTCGGAATGGCTTTGTACGCTTTTTTTTACATACCCCCTCTACAGGCCTCCACGGGCTTGTTGATAAGTGGTGTAGATACTCCCTAA